TATGCAGTTGTTAAATAATCAGTTGAGGCGTAACGCTAACGCTACTGATGCTCAAGTCAAAGCTAACGACAAGTTTATTGACTCGCTATCTAATCAGGTGGGTATTGTTGATGACGAGTTGCGACCTGCGATGGGTCAACTTGTTCGTGCCACTGGTGACACTAAAAAAGCACAAGACTTATTGAAACTAGCGTTAGATGCTTCAGCAACAACCGGTAAGCCTTTAGCGTTGACTGCTAGAGCGTTATCTCAAGCGTTTGCAGGTAATAGAACACAACTAAACAGGCTGTTCCCTACGCTCAAAGAGTCTAAAGATTTGTTTGGTGATTTAGCAAAAATTGTTGGTGGTGCGGCTGTTGAGCAGGCTGACCCGTTCAGCAAATTCAATGTTGCTATGGATAATCTTAAAGAGAAGTTGGGCACAGTTATTTTGCCTTACCTTGTTGACTTTATAGATACGATGATGATGCCTGGTGGTGCGATTGATCAGGTGAGTAAGTTTTTGGATGATGTGTCTAACCCTAAAACTGAGGCAGGTAAGACGTTCCTACAAATCAAAGATGCTGTGAATAGCACTATTCAAGGTGTAAAAGACTTTTTTGCTTTGTTTGGTGATGGTGATGCTGTCAAAGGTATTGGCAATGTTGCTTCAAACCTAGTCAAAGCGTTGCCTGCGTTGCTTGCTCTAAAAGGCATTATGACCCTTGCTAGTGCAGGTAAAAGTATCGCTAACCTTGCTAAAGCAATAGGGTTGATGACTGGGGCTAAGGGTGTGACTGGTGGTGTGCCGGGTGTGGCTGGTGCGGCTGGTGGGGCAGTGTTGATGAATGTTGCCTCTGTCGCTATTACAAGTCAGGCCGCTACTTTGACTGCCGCTTCTATCGCTCAGGAAGGTATAAATAAACAGTTGGGTAAAACTGGTCAAACATCTTTGTTGACTGCTGCTACTTTTACAGGCACACAAGCTATACCTTTTACTAGGTCTAGTGATTTGCGTGAAGCGTTGTTTGGTATGAAACGTCAACCTACGACTGTTGTGAATTTGAATGTGCAGAACGCTGACCCGAAGGCTACTGTTGATGCTGTGTCTAAGTATGTGAAGCAGAATGGTGGTTTGCCTGGTGCTTGGGGAACTGTGAGGCCATAACAAATGGCTTTGCCTACTTATGTTGTAACTATTAGTTTTGGTTCGTCAGGCGATATTGATGTTAGCCAGTATGTGCAGTCGTTCAGTATTAGTCGGGGTATTAGTAGGGCGTTAGAGGATTATTCGGCAGGTAGCCTAAGCATCACATTTGTCAATAACAGTCGTGTCTTTGACCCTCTAAACACTTCATCGCCTCTCTATTATGGTGTTGGTGGCTATACGGTGGTTCAGCCTGGTGGCAGAGTGCAAGTCAAAGCAAACAACATTGTTAGGTTCACTGGTTTTATTCAAGACTGGGAATTTAGTTTTGATGATGCAGGATTTGACGGTAAAGCAACATTAACTGCGTTGGATCGCATGTATCGTGTTGGCAATGCTGTTTTTACTGGTGGGCAGGCTTGGCAGGTTGAGCCGACAACTGACCGCATGAAAACAGTGTTGAACTATAACGGATTTGGTGCAGCCGAATATTCGCAAATCACTTCAGGGCAAACTTTGTTAGGTTATGACGACTGGAATGCTGGCGACTCGGTGTTGAGTTATCTGCAACAAGTTGCTCGTAGCGAACCAGGGGACTTTTACAGTAACGCTTCAGCTGTAATGACTTTCAAGGATCGTAGTTTCACTAACTACACTTGGTCTAATAGTATGCGCTACAACTTTGCTGCTTACCCTTCAACAGCGTTGAATAACACTAATGTTGATGATGGTAGTGGTTATTATAGGTGGGATATTGGGGCTAGGACTACTGCTGTTGCTAGTCAGTTTGGTGGCAGCGTTTATCGTGGGGCGACAGTGAACGCACCTGACCCTGCCGATCAAGGCGTTGGTTTTACTTATACGAACGTCAATCTGGATCGTTATGCGACAGTTGGCACAAGCGTTGTTTTTAGTGCTTATCTGCGTGGAGCTATCAACCCTTATGAAGCGTTTTTTGCGTTCCTAGACACTAACGGTGCGACTATGGATTCAGGGTTTGCGACAGTGACTTCACCTAGCACAGCGACTTGGGTTCGTGTAGGTGGCACACTAAATAACCCTTCAGGCACTATTGGTGGTGTGCAGTTTTCGGTTAATACTTATGGGGGAACTACTTACACTATTTTTTGTGAGGCTTTTCAAGTTGAACCAGGGACAGCGTGGATCAACTATTTTGATGGCAACTATAATCCTTACACTTCTACTGCTGGCACTGTTTATGATGTGGCTTGGGCAGGAGGCACTTATGCTTCTCAGTCAGGTTTATTGACTAGCACTGCTTCTACTGTTGCTGCACCGGCAATACTTACTTTTGCTGACATGAACAGTCAAGGAACTGCTTACGGTAATGGCACAGGTATTCCGTTCACTGAGTTGCAGGTCGCTTATGGCAGTGAGAACCTTTACAACAAGGTTCAGGTTATTGGTGTGAATGCTACTGCTGTTGCTGACGATACGACAGGTCAATCAAGGTATGGGCTAAAAACTTACAGTCAAACAGATAACCTAACAACATCGTTGACTAAACCTAGTGAGATCGCTAACGCTTTGCTCGCTGAATGGCGTTTACCTGAGTATAGGGCTGAACAAATAACTTTGGCTTTAGAGTCGTTGACTGGTGCTCAACAAAATCTTGTTTTGGCGATAGATATTCGTGATGTTGTTAGAGTGTGTTTTCAACCTTCAGCGACAGGCACAATAGTTGACAAGTATTATCAGGTGTTAGCTGTCAACGCTAATACTGATGTTGAGCGAGATAGTTTGACGTTCACGCTCGCTTCGCTAGATAATCTGCCTATACGTTTGAACTCAACGCTGTTGGCTGTTTTAGACACTGATACTTTAGGCTAGTAAACTAGGGTTTTAGGAGTCAAACATTATGCCTACACACAAAACTTGGACTATCGGGGAAGTGCTTACTGCTGGTGATCTAAACACAGCATTCACACCTCTACCGCTCTACGCTGCCGCTATAACTGCTCAATACACTGCCGGTGCTATTGCCGCTAATGGCACAGCCAGCGTTGCTATCGCATTACCTGTATCTCGGTTCACTGTTGCACCAATAGTGACTTTGACGACAACTGACTCAGTGTTGACTCCATTTGTGTCAGCTGTAACATCGGGAACGGTTACGGTTGGGTTGAGAAATAATGGCTCTGTTAGCAGTGGTGGCACAGTGACTATCACTGGTTGGGCTGTTCAATTTACTTCTGGAACTGCGGCAGGATAATCATGTTGACTTGTAAAACTAGCGATTGTAGTCAAAAAGACACTAAACATACACCTGACCCTGAAGGTATAACTGTTTATTGTGGTGTTTGTGGGTTGGAGTTGAGTGCAGATGAGTGAGTCACCTAAACCGAGTAATCAAACGTTGTTGTTGCAGATTGTTCGTGACATAGAGATATTGAAACAACAGTCAATACAAATTTTGCAGGCTTCACAAGATCATGAGGCACGTATTAGGGAACTTGAGGCCAACAAGAATAGGCAGGCTTGGATACCACCGTTGATCACTGCTGTTGTGACAAGTGTTTTAGTTTTTATTATCAGTAAAGGATTAGGTCAATGATTAACCCAGGCACATACAACATAACTGTTTGGCAGGGCGCAGATTACGATAAAACCTTTACAGTGACTCAAGGGGGCACACCTATAAATTGGAGTGGCTATCAGGCTCGTATGCAGGTCAGGGACTCTAGTGATGCTACTGCAACGCTTTTATCTTTGAATGATGCTGTCGGGTCAGGTATCACACTTGGTGGCACTGCCGGCACTATTGCTATCGCTATCACTTCAACACAATCAGCTGCTATCGCTTCTGGTGCTTACGCATACGATTTAGAGCTTGTTTCGTCAGGCAACCTAGTTACAAGACTGTTGCAAGGCGCTTTTATCGTTTCAGGGAATGTGACTAGATGAGTGATGTTATTGTTTCAACAACCGAGTCAACAACCAATGTAACAACAGTCAACGATGTTACAACCATCGCTATCACAAACAATGTTGTTGAGGTCAGTCAGGCAACAGCAGGTTTGCAAGGGCCTCCAGGGGCTAACAGTGACCCTACCTATGTTTTTGTAACAAACAAAACAGGCTCAACTCTCGCTAAAGGCTCTATCGTTTATGTTTCAGGTGCAAACGGTGTGCATACTCAAGTTAGTTTGGCGTTAGCTGTCGGGGACATCACTTCTGCTAGGACTCTAGGTTGGCTGAGTGAAAACATTGCTAACAATGCGACAGGCCTATGTTGTGTTGAAGGCTACCTTGATGGGATAAATACGCAGGGCGTTACTGAAGGTGCACAACTTTATTTATCGCCAACTATCCCTGGTGCTTTTACTGAAACTAAACCTGTTGCTAGTGATCATCTAGTTTATGTTGGTGTTTGCGCTAAAGCATCGGCAGGTAATGGTCGTGTGTTTGTTAAAGTGCAGAATGGTTATGAACTGAATGAACTGCATGACGTAAAGACAGTGAACTTAGCGAATAATGATTTGTTGCGTTACAGTGCTTCAACAGCGTTATGGGAAAATGTTGCTGCCACCGCTATAACAGTAGGTTCAGCAATAACATCAGGGACAAGCGTTTATGCAACTAACGCAGGAACAAGTGTTTATGCAACAAACGCAGGGACAGCAGTAGGTTTATCAGGCTCAATAACAAAATCACAAGTCAGCGACTTCACAAGTGGCACTGTTGCTTCTGCTTCAACAGCACAACAAGCAGGCACAGCAGTCTATGCAACAACATCAGGTTCAGCGAGCGTATCAGGGTCAGCAGTCGCCTACACCGGTTCAATAACAATCAGCCAAATAACTGATCTAGCCAACGCGACAGTAACATCAGCTTCAACAGCACAACAAGCAGGAACAAGCGTTTATGCTTCAACAGCAGGGACAAGCGTTTATGCGACATTAGCAGGGACAAGCGTTTATGCAGAAACTTCAGGGACAGCAACCTATGCGACAACATCTGGAACAGCAGTATCTATTTCAGGCACGATCACTAGAAGTCAAGTCAGCGATTATGCTTCTGGAACTGTCGCAAACATTTCGGGAACTGTTTCTCAAAGTCAAGTATCTAATCTAGTTACTGATTTGGCTGGTAAAGCAGGTTTAGCAGATAACAACACTTTCACAGGCACAAACACCTTCAGCAATTTCACTACTTTTCAAGCTGCCGCTGATACTATCCCTATTCGTGTTTTTGGTGCTTCAGGGCAAAGCGCAGATTTGTTTAGTGTTAATGACTATCTAACTAATACTCAGTTTGAGATTTTGAGTGATGGTAGGGCGCAAAGCCTAAAGGGTATTATTGCTACTGTTTCAAGCACCGCATCAGTTCCTTTAGTTGTTAGGGGAACAGCAGGACAATCAGCAAACCTAAGCGAATGGCAGAATAGCGGATAACTGTTCTTGCGAGAGTGGATAAGAATGGGGCTGTATCAGGAAACTATTTCGGG